ATCTCGTAAACGCCTGTACTTATCTACATCGAGTGTAGCATACATTAATTCATTATACATCCTATCTGCTAGGAACGACCCTACAGGATGAGACGACTCCGGAGCCTTAGGAGCAAGAATAGAATGCTGGGCTAATAATTCTTTACGTAATGACCCAGCCTTATAGAAGTCTTTAAATTTAGGATTCTCTTCTGTTACGTCATCTATAATTGCCGCAGGAGATCTGTAGGGTAAATTATTTTGTATAAATTTTTGTAACCCTCTACCGAATGTTCCTTTTCTTCCGTCGTCAGCCATATTAATTAATTGTTATTGTTGTGTTTATATCTTTTCCTAGTCTCGCAAACCCTGCTTGATTAATTGGTACTACATCTACAATACCAGTTGCAGTTATTGTCGGAAACGTAACAGACATAACATTATAATTATTTAATGTATAAGTGCCTCCTGTTCCAGCTTCAACTGATTGGGATAGGAAAAAACCAGTTAGTGCCGGACTAATTGTTGCTCCTCCGGAAAGATAAGAAAGAGAAGAAACAGTACTAGACACAGCAATATTTAAAGAACCTAATCCAAGGATATCTAACCCCCCGATTGTGCTTAACATCACTCCTTCTAAAGAGTCAAAATTATACCCTTCAAAATACCTAGTACCGGAAAAACCACAAGCAAGAGTTATATATGTATTACCAGCAGTAAATGTCGGACGACCAGATAACTCTCTGTGATCGTAGGTAGTGCCTCCAGTTAAAGCACTAGTCAATGTCTCATTATATGTAAGAAATTTACTCATTTCTATCTATACGTAGGAGATGGTATAGCACGACCATTCGCTGGGTTATGCCGAGCAACCTTGTCATTAGTAGACCCTGCTTGCCAATACATCTGACCGCCTATCTCTGCTGTTACCGCATCACTCCTACTATTTACAACTTTTATATCAACATTTTTATATCCTATATCTAAATCTTCACCCCTATATGCAGATAACCTAAACATAGACGCTACATTATCTATTCTATTCGCGATGGCAATGCGGCCAATTTTTCTTTTAAAACCACCCTGCAGGTTTTCATCATGTATATCAGATCCAGCGAAATTAAGACCAATAACTTTCCATGCAGATAATGAAGGATTACCTTCATGAAATAAAGCATACCAAAAAGCCCCTGAATCGCCACCGGCACCACCGGCCGGGTTATTGTCCGGGCCTCTGATAGCTAGTTGGTCAACATATCCTAATGGCCAGCCGGTCAAATTACCTCCATAAGAAACATTAACGGTGAACGCAACATCATAAACACTTAACTGACAGACACCAGTAGTATACTGCGCACTACCAGGGTACCCTACAGGCCCTGTAGTTCTACCACTTTTAAAAACAGGAGCGCCTTCATTTGCTCCACCATCACCTAAACTATCAATTTCTGCTGTAGTTGCAAAATCCATCGCAGAAAGTCCCTGAACAGAGTCAGCCATGTCTTCATCTTGTCTTCCCAGATTTAACTGTTTCCAGCTTTTAGTTTTATCAAATAGAGTATTTGTAATAGATATACTACTGTTCTCCTCAATCATATGTACATTAGATATTTGTATTTCATCATCTGTACTACCACTATCTGTATTAAGATAAATTCTCAAACCATCAGTTGAGTTAGTAGTGACTATAGTCGCTTCATACACATACGGCCAGTTTTCAGAATTAATCATACCAACCCTACCAGTGAGATTTGGATTGGTGTATCCTTCCTTTTGGACAAAATTTGCATCATCATCATATGTAAATAAACGTTTACCACCGTTACCAAACTTATAAGAGACGTCAGTCGAAGGATACCCAGGACCCCACGTACCTCCGAGTTGAACTTGCCCGTTTTCTGATTTAGAAATCCATTTATACCAAAACGATACTCTATATGCTCGACCAGCTTTAAGCTCGCCTCCTTCAAAATCTGAAACAGCAAGTTCAACATACTGATTTGATGTTCCTCCTGACTTAACATTAAGAGCAGTACTCCACTTTATCACTTGTTTACTGCTACCAACTTCATCATCCGTGACGTTCTCATACCATACTTTATCATCAACAGTGACGTCTGTAAGAGTAGTATTTGAAGCTCCTTTACTCCAGTCACTCGTCGCGACCGAAGTCATGCGTGTATTAGCTCCAGAAATATACGGCCGATAATTATGTGGAGTAATATTCTCTACTGTAGTTATTGGTGGTCCGCCGTTTTTGCTGTTTCCAAACTGTTCTAACGCAAAAATTGCTACATCTATTTTATTATTTGTGGCTGAAAGTGGGTAAGCTCGTTTCACTGTACCTACTTTTAATTGATCCACATGTTGTTTCGAACCGGTAAAGGGACCGCCGGTATTTAAGCCGGGGGTTGAACTCAACTCCTCATGCTCTGGTATACCTCTCCAATGATCTCCATATGATCGCTGATAAACTGGATATCTTATTTCATTAGGCGCAAGTGTAGTATCATTAGCACAAAGAAATGAATAATATGTCAAACCTACTACAGGGGTGGGCACCAACGGATCAATCACAACCGAATCCTCGGCCGGGCCGACCATCTCTAGCGGAATATTCCACATGTTTTGATAGGCTGCTAATGGAAGATCTCCAACGAGTTGATTTGTGTCGTAGGAACCTATTAACATATTACCACCTATGACATGATTATTAGAAATTCCTACCACAGTATTATCATCCCTATCTATACATAGTCCTCCTAAAGTACCAGTACCACTACTATTAGATTTATACCTAGGGTATGTGGTCAACCACTGGTCATCAAAATCATACCCCACCATGGGGAAACTACCTACTGATATACCTCCCAATAAAGGTCTGTGTATACCTCGATGACTACTTACAGGTAGAGTCCAAGAGTCTTCTCGAACTCTAGCGCCGGCCCTCCAAGGCTCATGATGACAGTGCCCTATCGCGTAACTGCCAGATCTTTCATCAGTCAGCTCATCTTCATCGTGAGTTAGTATTGAAGCAATAGTAGGTCCTATTTGAACATCAGTTTTTACTGATTCACTTAACCCAGGTATAGTAATACTCTGTGGGAATACATCTTTATCTTCAATCTCATTTAAAGGTAGCTTTTTTTCTACTATTAATGTAATAGCTACATCACCTGTTTGTTTACCGTTTGTAGTCTTATGACGCCAGCCCATCGCTTTCCAATTTGGATTAGAATTCGACAAATCAGCGATTTTCTTTTTAATGAGTTGGAATTCTTGATGACTATAACTCATGACCAATACCTCACATATAATTGATTTGGATGATTTTTAGTAGTAACATCCAATTGTATACTATCAAGACTAATTGGGTTCATTATTATAACGTTAACGTAACACAATTCAGTAAACACTGGAAGAGAAACAGATATATGATTATCATCTATTAACCGATACGTTCCAACATTATGTTCAACATTAGTCTTAGCAGTTTCACTTAACTGCCAAGTAAGGAGCGCCGGACTAATAGTCGCTCCACCATTATGCCACGTAAAACTAGTCTTATCTGTTGCTTTATAACCTAAACTAGGAGTTGTCGGACCATAATCGATAGTTGGTAGATCCCACACAGCATCCCCTGTTGGATATCCTTCACCATCTACTGTACTTAACAATACTGTACGTACGGAGCTAAAATTATGACCTTCTAGTGTTATCTGATTTTTATAAAGCTGATGCCCATAGTGGGTTCTAGTATCATTAATTGCAGAATCGTACTCGGCCCATTCGAATCTTTGATTTTTATGAACGCCGGGTTTTCCACAAAGAACTTCAACCTCAGTAGACGTTGAAGTTATAACAATACCGCCGGCTAATCTATGATTTTCTTGTTCACCGTCTCCTACTTCAGGTATTTTAGGATTATCAGGCATAACTATTCGTAATCAAACGTATTTACTGGAACGAAATCTTGATCAATAACAAAGATATTTTTAACATCAGAAGAAGCCCCTTTAAATAACCATCCTTTCATTGTAAAACTAGTATCTGCTATAATTCTCGCTGGTTGCGAACCGGATACTTCAACAGGATAATCTAAGCTTATATTACCGTCCCATAATACTTCAGTTCTTATTTCTAAATCATTAGCTAAATTCTGAGAGGACGGTACTTTCCAACTTATAATAATATATGGGTTATTGTAAGGTACGAAATTGCTTAAAATTTGATCCATATCAGTTTGAAATTTTGTCATAATAGACATTGATATACCTATATTAACCGGTATAGGAGTCTTTAAAAGATCTGAATCATAAGAACCAGCACTAAGTGTAGGTGATTTACTATAATAAAACCCCGGTATTTTATTAAACACCCTATCTGGATCTCTAGAAATAGATGTATAATGAACTGCAATAGTTGGGAGCTTTAATGATTGAGACTTATTAACTATATCCTGAAGAGCTCTTTCTTTAGGGCCGTAATAAAAACCTGTCTTAATTTGATCAACAACAGTTTTACTTCTATTATACCTATTAACAACAACACTGTTAAAAGCAGTAATAAACTGCCTTATCATGTCTTTTAGTTCAAAACCATAATACCGGTTTTTCATTATAAATATTTATT